AGTGGACGTAGGTGTAAAAGACGTCGCCGGAGTAGCGCCCGTCGCGCCAGGTCGGGAACTCCTCGGACTCGCAGCGGATCAGGCTGGTGGTGCCGCCGGAGATCGTGAGCCGTTGCTGGTCGAGCGCCACCGCGGCCTTGTACTGGGCCCACTGGCACTCGCTCACCGTTCGACCCACACACCGGAGGGCGATCCGCCAACCGGTCCGCCCGGTTGTGGCGGATGTCCGCGGCGGGGCCTCGATGTATCGACGCTCCACCGACATCACGACGAAGATGTTCGGGGGGGTGCCGGTGTTGCCGTTGGTGCCTGGCACCTTGTCGGCCTCGAGCGCGGCGTCGTTGAGTTCTGCGTTGAGCGCCGTTTTGACTGCCGCCGCGTGGGCGCGGGCGTCGACCAGCGCGGGCGATGGTGTCGCGGTCATGAGTTCGGCCAGAACAGCGAGTCGGCGATATCCGAGACGTCTTTGGCGAACTTGGGTCCGACGATGTCGGCCGACTTCTGCGAGTCCGTGTTCACCCCGTGGCGCCACCCGGCACCCACTGCGTTACCGACCACTTCGCCGGTGGGGCCCCATTCGCCTTCGAGTGGGGAGAACATCTCTGAGGTGATGCGCTTGTAGTAGAGCCGTCCGTGTGGCCCAGATGCGCCGCGGGCGATCTGCTGCTCGGTCTTCTCGCCGAGCTTGACGTTTTTCTTGACCGCGCGGGCACACGCGGTTCTGGCCCCGGTCGTGATCTTGCGGCAGTCGGACTCAAGGTCGTCGAGGGTGTGGGTGACGCGGATGGACGCCATCACCACTCCCCGGGTCGGTCGACCTCAACCACCGGGACGCGCCGCGCGGTCGCCTGGTCCTGCCAACTCGCCTCGACGATCCGCAGCACACGGCCCGCGTTCTCCCCAGCCGTGACCTCAATCAGGTCGGAGTCCGCGAGCCCGGTCGTGTTAGCGGGGAAGTGCCCGACACGGACCGCCTGCTGGAACTCCTCGTCACCGATGCGGACCGTCCGAGTGCCGGCGTTGCCCTGGTTCGAGCCGCCTAGACGAAAGGAAAGATCCGCGTGGACAACCGCCCACACCGGAACCTCTTCACCCGTGCCCTCGTCCTGCGTCGTCACACCCGTCTTGCGGCGGACCGTGGCACGGGAAGTCATGCGCGACTCGGCCATCGCCTGGAACCGCGACTGCAGCCCAACCGACCTCACGCCGTCTCCACCACCATCGCCCCGCCACCAAAGCGGGCAGCGAGCCACTGGCGGGTCACCGCGGGGATGTAGACCGGCGAAACCTGGCCCGCGGACTCGGCGCTGTAGGTCTCCGCGGCGTCGTCGAGACGCGCCGACGTGAGACCGGCAGTGGAACCGCCACCCTCGGACTGGTGACGCAGCCACGCCGTGGCGAGTTGTGCCGTCAGATCCACAATGTCGGCGGGCACCACAGCGAGCCCGTGGGTGTAGGTGACCTCCACCGGAACCGGGGCCATACCCCAGCCACAGTGCCGCCACAACCCGTTGGGGAGCACCTCGTAGTCGGTCGCGGCGAGGGTGACCCCGTCGAACACGACCTCATCGACCGCCGTGACCGGACCCGGGAGACCGAGAATGTTCCCGGTCCCCGCGTTCACAACGACAGTCGACGTCGTCTCACTGATCGCGCAACCGGCCGCGTCACGGACAGCAGCCGAAGCCACCGCCAACGCACGGTCGACGTTGTCGTCGAGCTGCCAAGCCAAAGGGAGGTCCGTCGAGGCGGCGAGCGGATCGAGAGCCACGACGAACCTCCCTTCAGCGATTGGCTATGGAGTTATCAGGGGGTGGTGGCGAGACCTCGGAGCAGACCGTGGTGACGCTCAGCCCCGTACTTGAGGCCGATCTCGCCGTACAGCTGCACATTGTCGGCGGCACCGGTCTTCGCCAGCTCCTCCTCGAAAAACACGCCCTTCTTGGGGATGTTCACGAAGAAGGGCCGCAGCTCGTCGAGGCTGACGGCCGCGATGGCGTCCTGCGGCATCTGCCGGTCGAGCATGATCCCGAAGTCACCGAAGTCGGTGGTGACCCGGTCGACCACGACACCACCGATGCGCTCACCGCGGACCAGGGGGTTGGCCTGGCCGTAGGCGACCGCATAGGCGCTTGAGATGGCCAGCTTCTGGGCGCTGTTGACGAGGAAGACCGGCATCGCGCCGAGCCCACCGTTGTCGAAGGTGCCCTGCACGAAGGCGTTGATGTGCGCCACGGTCAGGGTGGTCGACCACAGCTTCACCAGGGCGACGCCGGTGGCGGTGCCGACCGTGATGGCGGTGCCGCCGGAGGTGGCAGCCACCTTGAACGTGTTGGCTGCCGAGGACACGACGTAGTAGACGCGGCCCTTGACGATGTTCGACGCCGCGCCAACTGCCGTGAACACGATCTTGTCGGCGTCGGACATGCCGTGCGACGTCTTGGTGAAGGTGTCGGTTGCCGACGTGATGCCGGTGATCGCCGTGCCCTTGTTGGTGAGGTTGGTGGTGATCGCCGGCAGCAGGCCCCGGGTGTGACGGGCCGTGGTGTTGTCGGTCGGGTTGCTGTACTCGCCGTTGATGAACGAGTAGTTGACGTCGATCGCGACCGACTTGATCGCCTGCGCGACCTGCCAGTCGAGCTCGGAGGCGACCGGGTTGGCGCCACCAGAGCCGGACGCGTATGGCGCCGACTGGGGGGTGGCGTAGCGGCCGGTGGTGGCCTGCTTGGTGTAGGAGACAGACACCTTCTCCTGGTGGATCTCGGCCACGTTGCGGACGTTCGCGCGGACGCGCTCTTCCGCGGTCGGGGCGTCGGCGCCCTCGAGACGCTGACGGTCGGAGGGGTCGCGGAGGTCAGAGGTCTGCCATTCGGCCTCGTAGTCGTCGACCATGCCGCCGCCGGTCAGGCCGCCGATGGCGGAGAGAAGCGGGGTCTCGGAGGGGGAGAGCTCGAAGAGTTCGCCGTGGTAGTTGGGCAGGTTGAAACTGGTGCCCATTCCGGTGATACCGGACATGAGTTACTCCTTGGGGGTTCAGGTTTGGGAGGCGTGTGCCTTCTGGCGCTTGAGCGAGATGGCGAGGGCGTGGTTGCCGGCCTTGCTCGCTTCGGCGATCTGCTGGTCGATGTCGGGAGCCGTCTCCTTGCGAGTGCCGGCGTCCGCTCCGCCCTGGAATCGCCTGCCGTCTTGCACGGCCAGGTAGGGCTTGGTCCTCACGAGGTTGTCGAGGGCCGCCTTGAGTGAGTCGGCGTCAACGTCCCCCTCGTCGCTGACCTCGAGAGCATCGAGGTCGAGGAAGGTCAGTGCGTCCGTCGGGTCGGTGAGGACGCCCTTGGCGGCGGCCTTGACCTCGGCGGTGAGGATGCGACGGTTCGCGGCGGCCAGGGCTTCTGCCTTGACGCGCTGCTCTTGCTGAGCTGCGGCGTACTCGGCTTCCTTGCCCTCGGCCTTGGCCTTGAACTCGTTGAACTGAGCTTCGAGCGCCTTGCGCGCCTCGGCCTCGCCCTTCCACTTCGCCTTCATGGCGTCGAGGGCCTTCTTGCCCGCGTCGCCGAGAGCCTCGGCGCCTTCGACGACCTCCGACTCGGTGGTCTCTTCGGTTGAGGTGTCAGCCGACGTCTCGCTGACAGCCTCGGTCGTGCCGTCGGTGGTGTCCGACATGGGTCTCTCCTTGCGAGAGTCGCCTCGGCTTTGCGCCGAGGGGGGCTAGAGGATGTAGCCGTACTGCTTGAGCAGTCGGACGGCTTCCGCGCGGTCATCGCCTGTGACGGCGTAGATGCCCTCAGGGGTGGGTCTGCCAGCGCGAGCGAGCACGCGTCCGGCCTGCCGCAATCCGGCCTTCTTGCTGCGGACGTTGACGACCCGGTTGAAGTCGGCGCCCTGCTCGATCGCGAGCATGTCCGCCCGCGAGAGTCCCCGAACTTGGCCCGCCTTCGCGAGCTCCGCCGGGTCCTGCACAAGATCAGGGGCAGCGACCGTCGTGGGGAGCATCACGCAGTCACAGTTGGGGTGCCGCAGGAACCCCTGGGAATACCGGTACACCCGGCCGGCCAGCACCGCGCACCGCGAACACGAAGGAAGCGTCAGGTGGCGGACGAACCGCACATCCGGGCGGACAGCCACAGCCACAGACTCCGCAGCCCGTGCCGCGTCCTGGACCAGCGACTCAACCAACCGGTGAAACTCGGCGTCGACCGTGGCGTCGATCATCGCCGCCATCCGGTTCGCCTCGGTGGTGAACGCCCGCGCGTTCAACGAGGCAAGTCGTTCGATCTCGATAGCCTGCTGGTCCAGCATCCGCGCCACAGCCCGCTCCGACAGCACCGCCGACGCCGCCTGATAACGGGCGACCGTGCGGACCATCTCGAGGACGCCGCGCGGCTTCGCCTTCAGTGCCGCCAGTGCGGCCTGCGCCGCGAGCACAGCCGACGCTGCGTGATGCTCAGCCGCCGCTGGCGGTGGTACCGCTGGCACTGCCCGCGCCGCCGTTCACGTTACCCAGCAGTTGGCTCAACACCGGGTCTTCCTGCTCCGCTCGGACCCTGGCCAGCTCCTGCTCGATCTGCTCCTCAGAGAACCCGTAGCGACGCTCGAGGACGGTGCGCAGCGACATCCCCACCGCACGGTCCTTCGTGGCAGCATCCGCGATCTGGGCGATGGCGTGCATCGCCGGGTCCTTCCACTGCACAAACCGCAGCCCGTCAGACTGACGTATCGCCCGCGCCATGTCCTTCTTGCCCCGCGCCAGAGCCATCAGCGCGGCCGTGTCCTTCGCCGCCGGATTCAGGTGCAATTGCTTGTTCGCGCACTTCGACACCAGCGGCACCTCAGCCGCCGTCAAAGCGTCGCCGTTGAGGTTCGCGAACTTCTCATTCGTCAAGAGGTAGTGCCCCGGGGTGCGGGTCTGTGCAGCGATGTGGCCGATGGCCTGCACGATGACGCCGACGAAGAAGTCTGACTTGGCAGCCTCATACTGGTCGATCCGGTCGGCCTGCGGCAGGAACAGCAGCCGCTTCGACGCGAGGTCGTCCATCTTCGCGGCCCGGGTGCCGATCATCTGGCCGTTGTCGTCGAGGATCGGGACCTTGGGCGGCTCGCCACCGATGACCACCCGCGCCGGCATCGACGCGAAGTCTGCTGCGGCGAACAGGTAACCCCACATCGCGTTGACCGTGTCCTGCATCGCGATCACGCCATCAATGTCAGAGATGGGGTCGCCACCCAGCCGCGGACGGTTCAGCCACTCGACGACCGGGACCTCACCAAACGGGTTGTTGACGGGCCACGACTCGCCGTCGACGAGGCGAGGGGTCCAGCCGCCGCCACCAGCGACACTCGCAGGCAGGTGGAAGCCGCGGTCCAGCAAGGTGCCGACGATGGCGCGCTCAAACTTGTAGACACCATCGGGGAGATATAGGGTCGCGTACTCGCGTTCCCTCTCGCGGTCCAGCCACGCCTTTAAAGCAGCGACGCGCTGGCGGCCGCCTGGGGCGTAGTCGACGATGACCTGGTCGGCGCGCTCCCACGACACATCTGGCTCGTCATCCTCGTTGCCCCACACGAGGGTGTAGGACCGTTTCGAGACCGATGACGCCAAGAAGCCCTGGTTGGACTGCGACGTCAACTCGTTACGCTGCCAGTCGCCCCACAACTGCTTCTCGTCGTCGGTGACGATGCTGGTGGAGTCGCTGAGCCGGAACCCGTCGATCCGCAACCGGTCAACAGCCGACGTGGCGACAACCTCGCACCAGTTGTCCGAGAAGCCGCGGTAACGCTCGGCGTGGAACCGCTTCCACTCCTCGGTGGCGTAAACGAGAGGGTGTGCTCCGTTGAGGTACGCCTCGCGCCGTTCGATGCCCCGTCGCCGCTTCGCCAATCGTTTGTATAGGTCATCGACCCGGCTGAGAGCCTGCTCGGCAGTCGCCACGAAGCCCTCCGCTCAGATAGCCCAGATGATGTTTTCCGCGGACTCGGGCCAGCCAGCTGCGGTCATGTCGCCGTGCGCCTCGTGGGCAAGGATCGAGGGGATCGCCATGTCGATCTTCCGGCCATCGCCCGGCTTGGTCAGGACGTACTTCAGCGACGTCTTCGCATCACCCGGCGCAAGGTTGCCCCGCATCGACTTCCGCGCGTTCGCCACATGCGCGGCAGTCGTCTCACAGCCGTCATGGGAGAAACCGGAGTCCCGCTTGATGACATCAGTCAACAGCCGCTCAGCGGCCGCGTGCATCTGCACCACCCGGCGGGTGTACCAGCGCAACACAACGTCCTCGTCGAACTCCTCCGCCCACGCGTCCAACTCGGACTCCCAGTAGGGCGGGTCGCCGTAGAACCGGACCACCCGATAGGTGGACATGATGTGCGCCATAGCCGCCCGCACCTCAAGCCGCGGAACCTGGCCGCCATGTGCAGCGGGGTTCCAGATCATCGGCCGACCATCGGGGAACGTCGGGGAGAACTGGTAGCCGTCGCGGGTCTCGAGCCGGAAACCAGTCCAGTCGTCAGTGTCCGAACCGTCGAAACCGCCGACCACCGAGGTGCCCGGCTTCACCTCACGCGGACTCTCGCACGCAGCCCACTGCTCAGGAGTCATCCAATGCCCCAGACCGGCGACGATCCGGTTCCCGTAGAACCGCTCCGCCTGGCCCGGGTCCTTCTCCATCAGCTCGAGCGCCTCAGCCTCGATCCCGACGAGGTCGATGTGCGCGGAGCCGGCGTAGACGTACTGGAGAATCTTCCGCCGCTCACGAGCAACCGTGAACTTGAACAGCGACCCATCCGAGCGACGCAGCGACGGCTCAAGATCAGGGTTCCGATAGAACTTGTAGATATCCGGACGCTTCGACTCATACGTCCGCTGCGCCACCGAATCCTCAGCCGGATCCCACGGGTTCGTGGTCTCCATCGACCGGCCACCCATACCCGCAGCACCACGACGCTGAGTCTCAGCGACCTTCCGAAGCTTGTTCGTGTCCGTGTAAAGCTGCGTCTCGTCCTGCAACGCGAACACGATCGGGTTACCCAACCTCGACAGCGCCGACGACGTCACCGTCTCGATCTTCCCGTCATTCGGGAGACGAGAGAACTCCTCGCCCACCGTCACCAGATGCGACAGCTTCCCGTAACGGAGCATCGCCTTCAACGGCTCGTAGACGTTGTCGGTTTGGTCGTCAGAGGTCGCGGTCAGCTGGATCAGCGGCGTGGCCCAGTGTCGGCCCATCGGCTCGCCCGGCTTGTAGACGTGCACGAAGTCGCAGCCGCAAGCCTTCTTCACGCAGGCGTAGACCTCGCCACCCCTAGCGAACCCCGCAAACAAGCAAGGGCCGAGACCCTCAAGCATGATGATCGCCGCTGAAAACGGACCTTTGCCCGTCTTCTGCGGCGCCACAATCTGCGACCGCCGATACACGAACGCCGTACCATCCTGGTCTGGCTTCGCATCACCACGCACCAGGTAGTGGTTGACCGCGCATTCGAGCTGCCAGTCATACAGCCGGAACGGCTTACCCTTGTTCGCGCGATCGGGAATCACCGCGTGCGCAGCGATCCACCTCAGAGCAACGCGAAGGGGCCGGTTAGTACCCGAGACTGGAGAGTCGGTCATCGGTGTCGTCATCGTCGACCAAGGTCAGCTCGCGGCGCTCAGTGATCTCGTCGGCGACGATCTTGATACGCGCGCGGGCCATCGAATCTGAAGTCAGATACAGGTCGCCGTACATCATCCGCACCGTCTTGCGGTTCTCCGCCGACGCCTTCTCAACCTCAGCCTCAGCCAGCAGCCGCACAAACATCGCCACGTAGTGCCGCAGACCATCCCGCTCCCAAACCAACGCCTGGGGGGTGGCCCACATCTCCGCCCACAACTCTGCCTCACGGGCAGTCTGCGTCGGAGCCGGCCACTCGGGCGCCGGCTCCCTGCG